GATGTTTTTTATGATACATTATATCTTTCACAAGAGTTGATTTACCTGTATTGCGCTTCCCTATAAATACAATGACCTTATCATCCGCAATTGATTCGGGCTTGAATTTTTTCAATTGAAGATTCATTCTATTGTATCGTATCGTTTTATTTAGCATAATTTTACTCATTTAATGAGTAAAATATTGAAACTCTTTTTAATTATTAATAATAAATATGAATATGCAATCTGGTTTTGGTATAGAAGGGGATATGATGACGGAAAATTATATAGAGGTCATGACTAATATTCTTCTTCCTGTCATTGAACGAGGCACTCTTTTAGCGGCTGAATACTCCAAGGCTTGTGGTAGAGATACACTTCTACCAGAAGACATGGAGTATGCATTGAAATACTGTGTTATGTACACTGTAGGTTCAACAATTGGACCCATGTTTCCCGAAATTTATGAAGATGAAGAAGATTCAGATGAAGAAATGGAAATTGTCTCAATTGAGGAATGCCCACCATTTGTTCGTTATTCTGGAGCAGATGAAACATTTATCCAGGTGAACGATGCATATGATCACTGGGATGAATGGGTTCCTCAAAATCCGACAGAAATCATGTTAAAAAATGCTATTAATAGTAATGACTACATGGGAACCTGATGGGTGGAATTTTGATGATTCGGGTGTAAAGCTACATGTATATAGTGACGACGATTCAGATAGTAGCTCAAGTGAGGGGATATCAGGAGATGATAATCTCTTTACAAATTGTAAAAATAATAAAAAAACTGGGTATAAAAAAATCAAAAAGGAAAAACTATTACCGGAGTGAATAATTTTCCTAACCTATAGTATATTACTCACGATGAAGGCGGCTATGCAAACTGTCACCCTTGTTACTCAGGAGCTCGAGACTCAATCTTTGAACGCGATTGTCGCTGGTTTCTCCTTCGCGGCCGCCATGTCTTGGATGGATGTTGTTAGGTTCATTATTAACCAGGTCATTAAGGTACCCAAGAACGGTGGTGCGCAGTACGGTCTTACCGCCGTGCTCACTACACTGTTGTCCATTGCGGTATACATGATGATCTCTACCGTCTCCAGTCGCGTATCCAAGCCTGCTCAACCAGTCTACGCTATTTCTCGCTAATCGGTTTTCCTTTCATTAGGAAAATAAGCATCATACCTATAAACAGAATGATACCAATATAAATATACACCTCTTGGTTATAAAGAATCTCTTTTTTGATTTGATTCTTTATTTTCTTCGTGCTTTCCTTTTTAGTAACTGTATCTATTGGAACTTTTGTTAAACCTTCAAGTTTGTCAGTTGAACATTTTATCTCGAATTTTAGAACATGATCAGTGTTTCCAACTTCATATGTCGTGAGAACACCATTATTCATGTACAAAAATTCAATTCCAAGATCTTTGATCATCTTTTGTGGTCCTGAGTGAAATCGGTGTACGAGGGGATCATCAGAACCGTTGAATGTTATACTTGTTGTACCATTAAGAAGGATATGACCGGTATAATGAGGAGTCCCAGTTTGACCACTATCCTGTGGTCTTCCCACATACACAGATTGATTAAGTTCATCGGATCCAGAAGATAACCTAAGAATTAAAGAATTTGGTGAAGGTGATTGAGGTGTAGGAATACGTGCAGACATAAGTCGTATCTCCTCGACATCATATATGGGATTTTCTAACGTAATGACGTAGTTATTAGATTTGGGATATACACTCGAATCACGCTGATTACTATCGATCGTGAGGTTATGTACCTTCATTAAAATAAGGGGATACTATTTTAATGAATGTTTTCAACAATATATACAATTGATTAACGATAAAGTGAATGTGAAAGTGGGTTATTTTCCAATTGTTTCGCTGCGATATCCAGACGCTTCGTGTTTGGATTCTCAATACCCTTGTATGAATTAAACTGATGGAATGGTTTGTTCTGATATTGTTGTGTCCAACCACCATTCGCGCCATTGACACGTCCATCTATGCGAGTAGTATCACTTCGTACTGATGTAAGAGCACCACCCTGCTTCAGGGCACTTTCACGAACATTCATACGACCAGCGTTACCGATGCGGTTAGGTTTACCACGACGATCTTCTGGGCGGAAACCATATTTCATAAGCTCTTCATTCGTTTTATTTGTAACCTTGTTCGCCACATTCGTGGTGTAAGCACCATGGAAGCTGTGAATACCTGGAGCGGGTTGATTGTTGTATTGATATTGTTCATCATTGCGATCCGCCTTGAATCGTGTGGGATCTTGTGACAATGTTTGACCTGATACCATGCGTTTCGCGCCATTAAATCCTAGACCATCATTACGTAAACCAGTCTCTGAACGATTAGTAGTTCTCTTGGTTCGTTCGTGTTCATTTCTAGGTACAACACCGGTCATCCCCTGAGCTCGGCCAGCCATAGTGGGCAATCGAGATGGGAGGAAAGTGGTTGTCTCAGGTTTATTGTGAGCAAGTTGACCAACCTTAGCTGATCGACCACCAGATTGGTCGGCGGCGGGGCCAGAACGGCCTGGTAAAGTGGTAAGTCTATATTCACCGACGTTGACTGGGTTGACCCTAAACATTTGTTGATACCCACCGGCGGCGGGTACACTAGAGTTCACACCCAAACCTGGACCAACAAGTTGTTTCTCTACTGGGGAAAGATTGTTCATGCGTCCATGATCAAACATACGGTTGCGCATGTTGAGAACCTCCTGTCCACTACTCCGTTGTTGTCGAGTTATATCAGCGAAACTTTCATTTTCTACTTTACTTGGACGTGTATACCGTGAACCATCATCAACTTCTTTTGAACTAGGTGCCATCGCACCCATACCATCATTATTCGTCACAATGGGTTTATTTTCTGGTTTATATTTTTCAGTTTTAGACAATGTCCTTCCGGCATATACAAGACCTGCCACAGCTAACAGTGAAATAGGATCAGCCATTCTTATTTCTTACTGACATTTTTATTAACATATCTTTTCTGAAACAGTCCATTTTGGACATCGGCGCGGGTACTAGCAGGTTCATATTTAATGGTGCGGAGGGGAACCTTACATTCCATATTGTTTAGGGGAAACAGATTACGTTCATGTGTTTTAACAATCGTTTTATTGAAACGGGTAGTTGATTGTGGTCGAAGTTGGTCACTCGTCTCAATGAATTCCGCTGGTGCACCTTTACCAGCCATGTAGGGTGCTGTACCGTACAACATTGTATTGGGACGCGACCCACTGTTCAAGTGACTGGGCTGAGGGTAAACAAAAACTTCATCAGTAGCTCGGACGGGAGGGAGAGCACCTTTGTTATCAACAATGAAAAGACCAGGTTGAAGCTGATATGCCATTTATTATTACATGAGAATATTAATCTAACTATACGTTCCTCCACCGCCCCTTACTCGACCCCCACCTCGGAGTCCCCTAACATCTCCATCACTTCCAATTCCTGCGAAAGCCTCGAGTTGAACCCCTCGTGCATCTGGATTACAGTAAAGCCCATTACTTTTACACATTGGAGCATTCTTTGGTCCATATAACCATTCTGCGAAAGCTGTTTGATCGCCTGGAATGTTGGTCACTGGATTACTGACAAACTGGCGCTCGAATGCGTTCTTTTTATGTACCGGGAGTGAAGACTTGGATCTACCCATATCAAATGTGAGTTGATCGCTGCTATACTTTTGGATCATTGGTTGAGCAGTTGCGTAATAACAGGCTTCAAGACGATTGGGTGCGTCTGTGTAATCTGTCATTAGCACATTACCAAGTGGATTCTCTTTTGTGGGTTTTTGACAAACTTCATATTTTTCTTTCTGGTCATATGGTTCCTTAATAAGTTTTGCTTTATACATGACGTATATAACCGATAGCATTGTGGCACCGAGAACAAGCATGCGAGGATCTCGACGAATCAAGAACAAAATACAAGAGGCATAAATGATAAATCGAGATGCCGCATTAATTCTCTCTTCTGGTGTCTGTTTACTTGTCGGCCAGAAGTCTAGAAAATTTTTATTTTTGACGAGTTGTTTAGGATCTTCGAACCAAACTTTCATTTAATATAGATGAGGTTTATTTTTTGGGGAGGTTGCCAAGCATTCCGGTCATACTTCCCATCATTTTCATGAGAGCATCCTGATTAATTTCACCATCTTCACCAGATTGCATCTTTGCGGCACATTCCTTAGCCATCGCCTCAATTGCGGTGAGAGTGTCTTCGGGAACAGACTGAATAGTTGTACCAAGGATGTAGAGTGTCTGGAGGTACTGCCAAATCGCATCCTTTGTACCTTCACCCATACGCTTCCAAAGATTCACAATATTGAGTTCTGAGAGAAATTCAATATCACTCGAGTGTACGAGAATAAATATTTCATCTTTAGAAGAAATGGTTTCAGCGTAAGGGGATACACTCTTCATGAAACTGTCGACGAGAAGTCGGGGGTTTGTACTTTTAACAAGATCGAACGATGTCAACATTTTCTTGATACTTTTTTCCTCTGGAAAAGTCTTGTGCAATTCCACAAGAAATTGACCCATCATGTCGTTAAACGCAGTAACGGACGCCATTTTCTTAATAGTATGGTGTAATCTTTAAGTTAGAAAGGATCGTCGGAAATAATCTCTTTTTGACCAATACCATTAACTACAATAAAATACACAAGAATTGCGACAAGTACAGCTGGTTTAGTATACTGATTAATTTCTAATTTACCTTCATTGTTTAAATATGCTTTAGCA